GAGAAAGAAGTGGTATAGGCACCGACATTGTAAGTCTTGGTGTTGGTGCAACAGTAACAAACGTTCTTTATGTAACTGTTGATGGTGACGATAACAATACCGGCAAAAAACTTGGTGATGCAAAAGCAACTATTGCTGCTGCAGTTTCAATTGCATCACCAGGAACAGTAATTAAAGTATTACCAGGAAATTATATTGAAAATAATCCTATCAATATTCCAGAACAAGTAAGTATTATTGGGAGTGGATTAAGAGAAGTATCAATATCTCCACAAAATACTGGTGATCTTTTTTACGTTAGCAATGGAGATTATATTGCAGAAATGTCATTTACTGGAGCTGCAAGCACTGGAGCCATATTTGCATTTAATCCAGTTGGTGCTGGAACTGTAACTCAATCGCCATATATTCAAAATTGTACTAATTTTATACCCAACAGTACGGGTATGAGAATTAATGGCAACCATGCTTCAGGAAATTTGAAGAGCATGGTACTTGATTCATATACTCAATACAATCAAGGAGGAATCGGCGTTTCAATTACAAATAATGGATATGCACAATTAGTCTCTCTTTTCACAATTTGTGATGATATTGCAGTTTATTGTGGAAGTGGAGGAGCATGTGACTTGACAAACTCCAACTCTTCTTTCGGCAATTATGGTTTAGTAGCAGATGGTGTAAGTAATAAAATTTTAACAGGTATTATTACAGCAAACTCTGATGCAGACTCAACAACATTTATTATTTCTGGAGTTGGAACAACAAGACTTTTTGATGGTCAAGTAGTTTATTTTGAAAAACTTTATTATGAAATTCAATCAATATCGATAGTAAATAGCGGATCGGGATATAGCAATCCACCAGTAATTACGATTAGTTCTCCAGAAGCATCTTGGGGTATCGAAGCACAGGCAACTGCAGATATTTACAATGGATCTTTGGATGTAGTAAATTTAATTTCTAGTGGAAGAGGATTTGAGAGTGCCCCATTAATTACGGTATCTGGACCAGATGTGGGTATTAATACAGCTACTCTTTCAGTGAAAATAAAACCAAAATATTATTCAATTCAAAGTTGTACTTTACCCCATGCTGGTATATGTACAATTACGGTTTCGGAGCAACTTCCATATGCTGTTGGAATTGGCACCACAGTTCCAGTATTTAAACAGAGTAGAATTTTAGCATCAGGACATTCTTTTGAATATATTGGATCTGGAACGGACATTACTACATGTTTACCATCCTTAGGTGGAGTATCGATTCAAGCGAATGAAGTTGATATGAAAGACGGTGGATTGGTTGTTTATACCAGCACTGATCAATCTGGAAATTTTAGAATTGGTGATGGTGTGGTAATTGATCAACAAACTGGAACAATTTTTGGTAATTTTTACCAAAAAAGTATTCTTGCAAACGTAACACCATACATCTTAGCACTAGGAGGTTAATTTAAAATCATGGCATTACCACTTAACGTATTTAAAACAATTACAAAAGTTGTATCAACAAATTCTGTGGGAATTTACACTGCACCAGTTGGATATGCAGGAGTTGTTCTTTTAGCTCAAGTTTCAAATATTGGAACACAAACTGAAACTGTAACTCTTTCGCACAAAAGAACAATTGCTGGCATTGCAGTCACAACTGAGATTGCAAAAGATTTTGCAATTCCTCCAAACGATTCTGCAAGTTTTCTCGATGGAAAACTTTCTTTAGAATCAAATGATGTATTGGTCATTTCTGGTAGTAGCAGCACCAATTTGAAATTTATTGGTAGTGTTTTAGAAACTCTGAAATGATAGGAGAATAAAATAAAAAATGGCAAAACTTCTTAGTGGCAGATTACCAAGGTTAAATGTAGGAATAACCTCATCTACATCAGCTTTAAATGTAACTGGTGGTGTAAACATTGTTGGTGTTACTACTGTTACATCTATTAGCACTGGTACTACAACTGGTCTAAGTGGTCAGTATTTGCAGTCTACCGGAGTTGGAGTCACTTGGGCATCTGGCAGTGTTTTAAGAAATACTTCTTCGACGGTCGCAATTGCAAATACAAATACATTTACTTTAAATTATACTGTAGGATTTTTAGATGTATTTGTAAATGGTGTTAAATTAGCACCATCCGATTTTATTGCAACAAATGGCACCTCAGTAATTTTTAATGAGACAACCTATGGTGGAGAAATAATAGATTTTCATGCATACAATGCGTCATCTACTGGAGTTTCTCCAAACGTAATTCACAATCCCCCAACATCCTCAAGTTCTTCTGGATTGGTAGGACAAATTTCATATGACTCAGATTATCTCTATGTTTGTATAGCATCAAACAGTTGGAAGAGGGTTTCATTAAGCAGTTTCTAAATATATCTGAAGCCTAGTGCGACGGCACGAGGATGGCTTTTTAGATCTAAAAAACCCCATCCGCTAAAAGGAGACAATGGCATTTAATAGAGAACTATCGCAATTTGCGTCATTTTTGGAGCTGGACGCAAGTGCAAGATATATTGGAATTACTTCCAACTCAGCTTCAACAAAAGTCGGTATTGGTACAGCACTTCCAGATTCAAAGTTCGTAGTTGTTGGTGATGCCAGAATTACTGGTATCGTTACCGCTGCTAATTTCAAAGTATCTGAAGAGGGAAGATTTGAAGGTCCTTTAACAGGTAACGTAACTGGTAACGTTACAGGCAACTTAACTGGTGAAGTCAATGCTGCTGCATTTGATACCAATGCTTCTGGTGTTGTTGTAACTGGTGTTACTACTTCAACAAGTTTTAGTGGTACTAATTTAAATGTTACAGGCGGACAATTTACAAATTTAAATGTTACGGGCATTGCTACAATTAATGGTACTAATGTTTCAGCAGGATCTGGTGTAACTATTACTTCTGGTGGTATTAATGTCACCGGGGTTGTTACAGCTTCGTCTTTTAATGGTCCTCTAACTGGTAATGTAACTGGTAACGTCACAGGTAACTCAAGTACAGCATCTGCTCTGCAGACCGCTAGAACAATTGCTATCACTGGAGATGTAGCTGGTTCAGTATCATTTGATGGTTCATCAAACGTTTCGATTGCTGCAACAATCCAACCAAATTCGGTTGCTCTTGGATCAGATACAACTGGTAACTATGTTGCCACTGTTGCTGATGCTGGTTCATCGGATATCGTTGTTTCAGGTTCTGGTTCAGAAACCGCTGCTGTTACTCTTGGTCTTTCGACCACTGGAGTTGCTGCTGGTTCTTATGGGTCATCTACCTCAATCCCAACATTCACTGTTGACTCAAGAGGTCGTTTAACTGCTGCTGGTACAGCTTCAGTTGGTACTGCACTTACAGTTTCTGGAAACTCTGGTTCCGAAAACATTAATCTTTTGACAGAAACTCTGTCAATCGTAGGCGCTGCTGGTAGTGTTGCTACATCTGCAGCAAGCAATACAATTACTGTTGATCTTGTAAACACTGCAGTTACTCCAGGTTCTTACGGTTCATCGACTCAAATCCCAACATTTACTGTTGATGCAAAAGGTCGCTTAACTGCTGCTGGTACAGCTTCAGTTGGTACTGCTTTAACAGTTGCTGGTGATTCTGGTTCGGAAAATATCAATTTACTTTCAGAAACCTTGACGGTTGCTGGTGGTACAAACCTGACTTCTTCAGCTGCTTCAAACACAGTTACAATTAATCTTGATCCTTCGATTGATCTTACTAGCGTTAAGGCAAGTGGAATTATTACCGCTGCTCAGTTTGTAACTGGTGCTTCGGGTCAAGCGATTGGTATTAATACAAGCACAATTTCTGGTCCTGCGGAGATCATTATTGACCCTGCTGGTGTTGGCGATAATACTGGTGCTGTAAGAATTAAAGGTGACCTGTTTGTTGATGGTGTTCAGACCGTCATCAATTCAACAACAATTGAACTTGCAGATTTCATCGTTGGTATTGCTTCTACAGCAACAACTGATGCACTTGCAGATGGTGCTGGTATTAAAATTGGTCCAAATAATACCTTAACCTATGATAATGCAAATACATCTCTGAAGTCTAGTGAAAACTTTAATCTTGCTTCAGGCAAAACATATAAGATTAATGGTGTTGATGTCTTAAGTGCAACTTCACTTTCAATCACTAACGTTAATGCCTCTGGTGTTGTAACCGCTACTAGTGGTTTCTCCGGAAACTTAACTGGTAACGTAACAGGTAACGTAACAGGTAACTTAACTGGTGAAGTCAACGCTGCTGCGTTTGACACAAACGCTTCTGGTGTTGTAGTCACAGGTGTCACTACTTCAACAAGTTTCAGTGGTCCTTTAACAGGCAATGTAACTGGTAACGTTACAGGTAACTTAACTGGTGAAGTTAATGCTGCTGCATTTGATACAAACGCTTCTGGTGTTGTAGTTTCTGGTGTTTCTACTCTTGGTATAACCACATTCACTGGTGCCGTAAGTTTTGGAACTTCTGCTTACTTTGGTGATAATGATACTTTAAATTTTGGAGATAGTAATGATTTAAGAATTTATCACGATGGAAGTAATTCCTTTATTCAAGATTTGGGAACTGGTGGATTATATCTTGCAGGTTCAAGTGTAATATCACTTCAATCTGCTGCTGGAGAAAGTAAATTAGTTGCAACAACTGATGGAGCAGTAGAACTCTACTTTAACAATGTAAAAGAATTTGAAACCACTGGATACGGTGCAACCGTCTTTGGAACTTTACAGTCACAGCAAATAAATGTTTCTGGTGTTACAACTTCAACTGGTGGTTTTGTTGGTAATTTAACTGGTAATGCTGATACAGCAACTACCTTACAAACTTCTAGAAACTTCCAAGTTACTGGTGACGCATCTTCTGCTGCAGTTTCATTTAATGGTTCTGCAAACGTTGGTCTTGCAATTACTCTGGCAAATACTGCAGTTACTGCTGGTTCTTATGGTTCATCCACTCAGATTCCAACATTTACTGTTGATTCGAAGGGTCGTTTAACTGCTGCTGGTACGGCTTCGGTTGGTGCTGCCTTGACAGTTACTGGTGATTCTGGTTCAGAAACCATTAACTTCCTGAACGAAAGTTTGGCAATTTCTGGTGGTACAAACCTGACTTCTTCTGCTGCAGGAAACGCGGTAACAATTAACCTTGACAACAATATTTCATTAACAAGTGTTGTTGCTTCTGGTGTTGTAACTGCTACTAGTGGTTTCTCCGGAAACTTAACAGGCAATGTAACTGGTAATGTAACAGGTAATTTAACTGGTGAAGTTAATGCTGCTGCATTTGATACAAACGCTTCTGGTGTTGTAGTTACAGGTGTTGCTACCGCTACTTCATTCTCTGGTCCTTTGACTGGAAACGTAACGGGTAATGTAACAGGCAATTCTTCTACAGCATCTGCTCTGCAGACTGCAAGAACAATTTCTATCACTGGTGATGTTGCTGGATCTGTCTCATTCGACGGTTCATCCAACGTTTCAATTGCTGCAACAATCCAACCAAACAGTGTCGCTCTTGGTGGTGATACTACAGGCAACTATGTTGCTACTGTTGCTGACGCTGGTTCATCAGATATCGTTGTTTCTGGTTCTGGTTCCGAAACCGCTGCAGTTACCCTTGGGTTATCAACAACTGGAGTTGCTGCTGGTTCTTACGGTTCATCTACCTCAATCCCAACATTTACTGTTGATTCAAGAGGTCGTTTAACTGCCGCTGGAACTGCATCTGTAGGTACTGCACTTACCGTTGCTGGCGATTCTGGTTCAGAAAATATCAATTTACTTTCAGAAACCTTAACGGTTGCTGGTGGTACAAACCTGACTTCTTCAGCTGCTTCAAACACAGTTACAATTAACCTGGATCCAAATATCTCACTGACAAGTGTTGTTGCTTCCGGTGTTGTAACTGCTACTAGTGGTTTCTCTGGAAACTTAACTGGTAATGTAACTGGAAATTCAAGTACAGCATCTGCTCTGCAGACCGCTAGAACGATTGCTATTACTGGTGACGTAGCAGGATCTGTCTCATTCGATGGATCATCTAATGTTTCGATTGCGGCTACAATCCAACCAAATAGCGTTGCTCTTGGTGGAGATACAACTGGTAACTACGTTGCTACTGTTGCTGATGCTGGATCATCTGATATTGTTGTTTCGGGTTCTGGTTCAGAAACTGCCGCTGTTACTCTTGGTCTTTCGACAACTGGAGTCGTTGCTGGTTCTTATGGTTCATCCAGTGCAGTCCCAACATTTACCGTTGACTCAAGAGGTCGTTTAACTGCCGCTGGTACAGTTTCAGTTGGCACCGCTTTAACAGTTGCTGGTGATTCTGGTTCTGAAACTATCAATTTACTGTCTGAGACTTTAACAATCACAGGTGGTACAAACCTGACTTCTTCAGCTGCTTCTAATTCTGTTACTGTCAACTTAGATCCTAACATCTCACTGACAAGTGTTGTTGCTTCTGGTATTGTAACTGCTGCTCAGTTTGTAACTGGTGCTTCAGGTCAGGCAATTGGCATTAGTACCAATGTAATCTCGGGTCCAGATGTTATCACTATTGACCCTGCTGCTGTTGGAGACAACACTGGTGCGGTTAGAATTAAGGGCGATCTTTATGTTGATGGTGCTCAGTTCTTTGTAAATTCTGGTACAATTGAATTAGCAGATTTCATCGTTGGTGTTGCTACAACTGCATCGACAAATGCTGTTCTTGATGGAGCTGGAATTGGAATTGGTTCTGCAAACGTTCGCAAGACCTTAACTTGGAATAACACATCAAACTCCCTGAAGTCAAGTGAAAGCTTTGATCTTGCTTCTGGCAAATCCTATAAGATTAATGGAACTGAAGTTCTGAGTGGAAACTCGCTAACGATTACCAATGTTAATGCTTCTGGTATTGTAAGTGCTACAACTTTTGTTGGTGCTCTTACAGGTAACTCTTCTACAGCATCTGCTCTGCAGACCGCTAGAACAATCTCTATCACTGGTGACGTAGCAGGATCTGTCTCATTCGATGGATCATCTAATGTTTCGATTGCTGCAACAATTCAACCAAACTCTGTTGCTCTTGGATCAGATACAACTGGCAACTATGTTGCTACCGTTGCTGATTCGGGTTCATCGGACATCGTAGTTAACAACTCTGGTAGTGAAACTGCTGCGGTTACTCTTGGCCTTACAACCACTGGCGTAGTTGCTGGTTCTTATGGTTCAACAACTGCAATTCCTACATTCACTGTTGACTCAAGAGGTCGTTTAACTGCTGCTGGAACAGCTCAAATTGGTGCTGCTTTAACAGTTACTGGAGATTCTGGTTCTGAAACCATCAACTTCTTAAGCGAAAGCTTAGCAATTTCTGGTGGTACAAACCTGACTTCTTCGGCATCAGGAAATGCAGTAACAGTTAACCTCGATAATAACATTTCATTAACAAGTGTTGTTGCTTCTGGTATCGTAACTGCTTCTAGTGGTTTCTCTGGAAACTTAACTGGTAACGTTACAGGTAATGTAACTGGTAATCTTGCTGGTAATGTAAATGCAACATCTGGTATTTCAACATTCAATAATATTGATATCAATGGAACTCTGACAGATGTTAACAACAGCACTGGCACTTCTGGTTACGTTCTTAAGAACGTTGGAACCGGTGTTTCTTGGGCATCGATTAATGATTCTCTGCCAACACTGAGAACAACTTCTGTTCAGACTGCAACTTCTGGTCAAACTTCATTCACTGTTAACTACACTGTAGGTTTCCTCGACGTATTCATCAATGGTGTTAAACTTGCTCCAAGTGAGTTTACCGCAAGTAATGGTACTGGCGTAACCCTGAGTGAAGCTGCATTTGCAGGAGATCTTGTTGAATTCTATGCATACAATACACTTTCTACTGGAGTTGGTTCAGTCAATAGTCTGAACGATCTAACAGATGTTACATTAACATCTTCTTCAAACGGTCAACTTCTTCAGTACAATGGTTCTGAGTGGATTAACTCTTCATCTCTTGTTGGTATCAACTCTGTTGATGCTACAACCGTTGCAACTCTTGAGACAGCTCTTGGATATGCTCCAAATACCTTCAACTCACTGCTTATCAGCAATGCAGGTGTTTCGACATTTACTGGTGCAGTTAATGCAAACACAACAATGACCATTACTGGTCAATTGACTTGTGCTAATGTCAACTCAAGTGGAATTGTTACTGCAACAGATTTTAACTCAACTTCGGATAGAAACCTGAAGGACAACATCCGCGTCATTGAAAATGCATCCGAACTGGTTGGAAAACTGGAAGGTGTACACTTCACTTGGAAGTCAAGTGGTGCTGAAACCTGCGGTGTTGTTGCACAACAGATTGAGGAGCACCTGCCACAACTCGTACACACGGGTGAAGATCATAAGACTGTTAACTATAATGGTCTTGTTGGTGTTCTGATCGCTGCTGTACGTGAGCAAGGCGAAATGATCGCTGCGCTTAAGGCAGAAATTGAAGAACTTAAAAAGTGATTAATCACTGAATAAGTTTATTGGGGCAGGCAACTGCCCCTTTTTTTATAAATAAAAAAAAGAATCGTTAATGTGAAAAAGCAAAAAAATGGGCTTTGCCCTGCGGGACAATACTATTGTTATACAAATAAGGAATGTAAACCAATTCCTGCTGGTTTTATGGTAGATCCTGAAGGTATGCTTCGTAAAGAAAACGGTTCTTCCATTAGTGAAGAAGGTCTTCATAAATGGTTTCAGAGTAAATCAAAAGATGGAAAACCTGGTTGGGTTAATGTTGTAACTGGCGGCACTTGTGCTAGTGATGAACCAGGAGAGGGTGTTCCCAAATGCGTTTCTTCAGCAAAAAGAGCATCAATGACACCTGCAGAAAGACGCTCTGCAGCAAGAAGAAAAAAAGCAGCAGATCCAGGACAACAACAAAAAACTGGTGCAGCAAAACCAACCTATGTTTCAACCGATAGTCCCAAAAAGAAAATGAAAGAAGAAAAAGATCACGAGTATTCAATGGCTCGTTCAGAACTCTCCACTATCATGAATGCTGCCAAGCGCCTGAAAGCAAAGATGGGAAAAGGTGAGGGAGAAATTGAAGCATGGGTTCAATCAAAGATTACTAAAGCGGCAGATTATCTTGATGCTGCTGCTGATTATGTTGACAGTGGAGAGATGAATGAGGAAGCAGATAAAAAAGGTAAAAGTAGTGGTAAGAAAGATGCTTGCTATCATAAAGTAAAGGCAAGATATGATGTTTGGCCAAGCGCATATGCATCTGGTGCATTAGTTAAATGTCGTAAAAAAGGCGCAGCTAACTGGGGAAATAAAAGTGAAGGATTATCTCCTATTGCACAAAAAATTCTTTCGGAATTAAACTTGGACGAAAAATGTTGGGATGGTTACAAGCAAGTTGGAATGAAAAAGAAAGGTAAAAAAGTTGTTCCAAATTGTGTTCCTGTTGGTGAAGAAAGTGAATGTGCTCACACTCAAGATGGTAAAGATTGCCCCGTTCATGGTAAAGAAAAATGTCCTTCATCCATTGAAGAATCATTAAGACTTCCAGCACAAAATGGAAATCTTGTTTCCGTGATTACTTCATGGCGTGGAAAAAATTATATGAATAAAATGTTCTTCCCACAAACCAGGATGCCATCAAGAAGGGAAGTAACAGACCAAATTCAAAAAGTCTATCCTGGAGCAATCGTTCTCTCATATCAAGTTTCGGAATTCATTCCTGGAGAAACATTTATTCAAACTGGAGGAGGTAATGCAGCAACTCCAGGTCCAAGTAAGGCTTACGTAAGACCAATGAGTGAAGAAGTAATTTCTGAAGTTGCTGCATGGCAACGCAAAGAAGGAAAAAATCAAAGTGGTGGTCTTAACGAAAAAGGAAGAAAATCCTATGAAAGAGAAAATCCTGGAAGCGACCTTAAGGCGCCTTCAAAGAAGGTTGGAAATCCCCGTAGAAAGAGTTTCTGTGCGAGAATGAGAGGAATGAAGTCTAAATTGACTTCTGCAAAAACTGCAAACGATCCAAATTCAAGAATCAATAAATCACTTAGAGCCTGGAACTGCTAATACTTTATGGCAAATGATGTATATCTTGGTAATCCGCTATTAAAAAAAGCGAATACCGCGATTGAATTTACTCAAGATCAAATTCTCGAATTTGTAAAATGTAAAAACGATCCAGTTTACTTTGCAAAAAACTATGTAAAAATTGTAACTCTTGATAAGGGATTGCAGCCTTTTCAGTTGTATCCATTTCAGGAAAAGTTAGTAAACAATTTCCATAATCATCGATTTAATATCTGTAAGATGCCACGACAGACTGGTAAGTCTACAACTGTGGTATCATTCCTTCTACACTATGCAGTGTTTAATGATAATGTAAATATAGGTATCCTAGCTAACAAAGCGGCAACTGCAAGGGAACTTTTAGACCGCTTGCAAACGGCATATGAAAACTTACCAAAATGGATGCAACAGGGCATCATTGCATGGAATAAGGGATCATTGGAATTGGAAAATGGAAGTAAGATCTTGGCTGCTTCTACTTCTGCTTCTGCGGTTCGTGGTATGTCTTTCAATATCCTCTTCTTGGACGAATTTGCGTTCGTTCCAAACCACATTGCAGATTCATTCTTTGCTTCGGTTTATCCTACAATTACTTCAGGTAAAAGTACGAAAGTAATTATCGTCTCTACCCCACACGGTATGAATCATTTCTACCGCATGTGGCACGATGCTGAGCGTGGCAAAAATGAATATGTGTTTACTGATGTTCATTGGTCTGAAGTTCCTGGAAGAGATTCGGAATGGAAGAAGCAGACCATTGCAAACACTTCTGAACAGCAATTTAAAGTTGAGTTTGAATGTGAGTTCTTAGGATCTGTTGATACTCTAATTGCTGCGAGTAAACTTAGAACGCTTGTCTACGATCATCCTAAGACTCGTAGTGGAGGATTGGATGTATATCAAGATCCAATTGATGAACATGATTATTTGATGACAGTTGACGTTGCTCGCGGAGTTGGCAATGACTATTCGGCATTTACTGTTGTAGATATTACAAGTTTTCCCCATAGGGTAGTTGCGAAGTATCGAAATAATGAAATCAAACCCATGCTTTTTCCAAGCGTAATTGTTGATCTTGCAAAGAGTTACAATGGTGCATTTATTCTTTGCGAAGTTAATGATGTGGGAGATCAGGTCGCTTCAATCATTCATTATGATCTTGAGTACAACAATCTCCTGATGTGCTCTATGCGTGGTAGAGCTGGACAAATTGTTGGTCAAGGATTTTCTGGAAAGAAAACTCAACTGGGAGTTAAGATGTCCAAAGCAGTTAAAAAAGTTGGATGTCTCAATCTCAAAACGATGATTGAGGAAGATAAGTTAATTTTCAACGATTATGAAATCATGAGTGAACTTACAACATTCATTCAAAAAAATAATTCATTTGAAGCAGAAGAAGGTTGCAATGATGACCTAGCAATGTGTCTGGTAATTTATGCGTGGTTAGTTGCTCAAGATTATTTCAAAGAACTTACAGATCAAGACGTAAGAAAACGTTTATATGAAGAACAGAAAAATCAAATAGAACAAGACATGGCTCCTTTTGGATTCATTGTTGATGGGACAGATGAAACTAGTTTTGTAGATACTGATGGTGATAGGTGGTATACTGACGAATATGGCGATCGAGCGTATATGTGGGAGTACATGAGCTGATGGATTTAGATGGTCAACTAAAACTTGGTCACTTATTGTTTAAAGAAAGAAACTGCAGATCTTGCGGGGAACAAAAAAACTTGATGGAAAATTTTTACAAAATTAGAAAAGGATCTGGAGCATCTTCATATTCTTACGAATGCAAAGATTGCACAAAAAAACGAGTAATTTTGAGTAGAATGACTTCCACAGTTCGGGATAAATGGGAATATCCTGACTGGTAAACTGTTCATGCACAGTTTCCCCGCTCAAAGATGTATTTTTAATAAATATTTTTTAGATAAACTGAGATCTAACGGAGAAAAACATGGCGACTCCTCAATTATCTCCTGGTGTACTTATCAGGGAAGTTGACTTAACCGTAGGAAGAGCTGATAATGTTCTCGATAATATCGGAGCAATCGCGGGACCTTTTGTTATGGGACCAGTTGATGAACCAATCGACATTGCAACAGAAGCACAATTAATCAATACATTTGGAAAACCATTATCAACCGATGCACAATATGAATATTGGATGACAGCATCCTCATTCTTAAGTTATGGTGGAGTACTGAAAGTTGTTCGAACCAGTGGAGGTTCATTAAATAATGCTAATGCGGCTGTAGGTTATGCTGCAACTACAAGTTTGCAAATTAAGAACTATGATGACTATACTTCAAATTATTCTGATGATAGTGTAAACTGGGCATTTTCCGCAAAAAACCCAGGATCTTGGGCAAACAATATGAAGATTTGTGTTATTGATAGTAAAGCAGATCAAATAATTGGAATCAATACAACAAGTCCTTTGAATGCTGGAGCTACAATCGGTATTGGAGTTACTGTTGCTTTAAATGGTGCTACTATTCCTGGAGATGGTGCAACAAATTTATTTACTGGTTATTTAAAAGGTATAATTACCGGAGTTACTACAGATGCAATCAATGGTAATAGTAGTATTGATGTAAAAATATTTTCCAGAGTTTCTTCTGCAGGAACAGAAACTACGATTGATTATAAACAATCAGAGAGAGTATCATCATTCGCAGTAAATGAATCGATAAAATTTATTAATAATAGTGGTATTCAAACAGGAACAACTAATACCGTAGCATCCATACTTGATTGGTACGATCAACAAACTCTTGGACTAACAAATTCCACAGTTTATTGGAAATCTCTTGCTCCAAAACCAGGAACTTCTTCTTATGGTTCTCAAAGAAACTGTAGACATGATGAAATTCATGTTGTAGTTTATGACGATAGAGGAACTATTACTGGTATTCAGGGAAATCTTTTAGAAAAACATGTTGGACTCTCTAAAGCTACAGACGCTGTATCGGCAATAAATTCTCCGCAGAAAATTTTCTGGAAAAACTATATCGCAGATTTTTCGGAAAATATTTACGCTGGCGACAATCCATCTGTAGGGACAGATATTTATAACTTAACTACACCTAGAGCAACAGGATTTTCAACTTCATTTACTCAAAATACAGAATCTCAAGGTCAATGGAACTTTCCTGCACAAGGAAAAACCTTTAGTGCAATTGGAAATGTTACATATACTTTAAGTGGTGGTGTTGATTATTCTGCATCAAACAGTATGTCGGCATTATTATCAGATCTAGTGACTTCTTATGGTTTATTCTCAAATAAAGATGAAATTGCTGTAGATTATTTACTTATGGGTCCTGGATTAAATAATAAATTTGAATCCCAAGCAAAAGCAAATTATTTAATTTCTGTCGCAAATCAAAGAAAGGATTGTTTAGCAGTTGTTTCCCCACATAGAGCAGATGTTGTTAATGTCACAAATTATACGACACAAACAACAAACATAATTGAGTTTTTCTCCCCACTTTCTTCTTCATCATATGCAGTATTTGATAGTGGATATAAGTACACCTATGATAGATTCAATAATACTTTCCGTTATATTCCATGTAATGGTGATGTTGCTGGATTAATGGTTAGAACTGCGATTACTTCATATCCATGGTTCTCACCAGCTGGTCAGCAAAGAGGTGTATTGAACAATGCAACTAAACTTGCATACAATCCATCAAAAGCACAAAGAGATCAGTTATATCCATTGAGAGTTAACTCAATCATCAATCAACCAGGAACTGGAGTAATTCTTTATGGAGATAAAACTGCATTAGCATATGCTTCTGCATTTGATAGAATTAATGTTCGTCGCCTCTTCCTGACAATTGAACAGGCACTTGAAAGAACTGCAAATGCTCAACTGTTTGAACTGAATGATCAAATCACAAGATCAAACTTTGTCAATATTGTTGAACCATACCTGAGAGACATTCAGGCAAAGCGTGGTCTTTACGACTTCTTAGTTGTTTGTGATGAAACAAATAATACTCCTGATGTTATTGACAATAACGAATTCAGAGCTGACATTTACCTGAAACCAACAAAGTCAATTAACTACGTAACCTTAACTTTCGTAGCGACTCGAACTGGGGTCAGCTTTGAGGAAGTTGCAGGAACTGTTTGATCTTATAATTAATCACTAAGGAGGACCCTAAAAATGGCACAAATTCCAACAAGAAACATCTCACAGTTCAAGTCAAAACTCATTGGTGGTGGTGCTCGTCCTAACCTGTTTGAGGTTAGTGTTGCATTTCCAGCAGGAGTAAATCTTGGAATTCAAAATGATGGTACAGGAACATTTGATAGCGAAAACTTTAGATTCATGTGTAAGGCAGCTGCACTTCCAGCATCGACAGTTAGTGAAATTGCAATTCCTTTTAGAGGAAGAACTTTAAAAGTTGCTGGCGATAGATCTTTCGATAACTGGTCAGTAACGATTATCAATGATGAAAACTTTTCTCATAGAAAAGCATTTGAAGCATGGATGCAAAACGTTGCTCAGTATGGAGACAGTTCGGGTTTGACAAACCCATCAGATTACATGGGTAATGCAACCGTTTATCAACTCGGAAGAACTGCTGCTTCTCAACAAGGTGAAGGAACAACTTCGGGTCCTTCAAACATTCTTGCACAGTATAAGTTCGTTGATATTTTCCCAACTTCAATTTCAGATATTCCTCTTTCATACGAAACTGAGAATGCAATTGAAGAATTCACTGTAGAATTCCAGATCCAGTACTTCTATCCTGAGGCTGCCGGTTCTGGTGCTTGATAAATAGTACAAATAAGTCTACACTTTAATAATGGCAAAACTTTTTGGTTTCTCTATTGAAGATAAAGAACCATTATCCCCTGGTGTGGTTTCCCCCGTTCCTCC